CCAATTTCACGACGTTCTATTTCAATTGTTGGTAATTGTTGGACTCCAACAATACCTTTTTCAGGGTCTAATTTTAAGTAAACAAAGTTATCACCATACTTACAAGTGTTTCTTGTCCACATTGGTAAGTTAGTATTAATGTCTAAGGCATTGTTAAATAAATCAGCTAACACACCTTTAATTCTTTTTGATTCAGAATATATCTGTAAAATAAATCCATCTTCATTTGTTGTTGTAGATTCTTCAGCATAGATGTCAAGTGCTGCTGAAATTTCTGGTGTATATTCCATTGACTCATAGTCATATTGAGACGACAATCTTGTTGGCTCGTAATAAACTGCTTGAGAATATAAATTGTTTTCAACTTTAGCCCATTGATTTGCTAAATAAAAACTTTGTTGCCCCTGTAATTTTTCCTTTTCGTACTCATCTTTACTCTTGGTACGCAAAAGTTCCTTTTTATCAAACTTAAATGTTGGATAGTCTTGGTTTAATAAAGAGTTAGGTCCAAACGTTTGGGATAAACGTTGCCAGACGGTCATGTTGTTTTCGCTCATCTTATAATTTTACTTGTTACCTCAATAATATAAATAGTTATTTAGGACCAAATAACCATTTGTATTTTTCATAATCCGATTTAGATGGACCATTATTAGGATATGAACTATTCCTTCCCATTTGAGGAACCATAGGATTAAAAAATTCAGATGAATTTTTGTTGTCATTAACAACTGTTGACCATGAATTTAACATTGCTTTGGTATGATTAACAACTTTGGTTAAAGATTGAAAAGATTTTTCTGCAACATATATCGCCATTGACATTCCCATGATACAATCATCATGGTGTCCTTTTTGATGGTCTGGTCTTCCATTTATATAAATGAAAGTATTCATTTCATTATACAACCTGTTGGAATAAATTTTAAAATTGTGTCTAGCCGCTTCTTCAAATGCCGCTATAATTTGAACTCTTTTATTATTAAAATTAATTCCTGGTATTTTCTCATTTATTTTAGGGTCCCATTTCCACTTATTTGTTGTATCAACGTTATCAATATATAACCCACCTTCATATGAAAGCTCCTGAAGTTTTCTAGCAGTAGAAACTCCCATACCCCCTGTAATATCAATAACACAATAAGCATTGTACATTGTACCCCATTTATAAGCAATTTCGGCAATTACATCTGGTGGGACTTTACCAACGTATTCTAACACTTGTTCTCTTTCGTCAAAATCGATGATTTGGATACACGAGAAGTCCTCCGAATCTCCACGTGATACATCGACACCCATAACGTATTTGTGACCGTTTACGGGTTCTTTAAATATCCACAATGACCCTCCCATAAGTTTTGCTTGAGGCTCACGTAGAGTGTTTTTGGCTATATCCTGCATCAACTCAGATTCAAATACGTTATCACCCGAACCCAAGAAGTTACATTCCAACTCCTGAGCTACTTTACGTCTATCAAACTTCAATTTTTTAACCATCCCCTCAAACCATGCAGAACAAGGTTTATATCCTTGCTCAATATATGACGTTACTATTGAGTGGTCTCGTTCATATGGATTATCAACGGATAAGTCCACAACAACATCTTTGGCATAATCTTCTCTATTTAACAAAAAATGAACTAAATCATTGGTTTTAACCATATACAAATCTTTTGTATATCTTGGGTCACGATGCCAGTACATTTCAGAAATTTTGAAGTCGTTCATATTTCTTAATGCTTGGTCATAAATTTCATAATAAATCGCATCGTATCCGTTTGGTGTTGATACAACAATAACCTTACCACCCGTAGATAGAGAGGCCATACAGGCAGACCAAAAATCCCCATCAGCCTCAATGAACGCCGCCTCATCAAAAATAAGAATAGTTGGGGTATAACCTCTCAACGCATCCTTTGATGTGGCAACCGCTTTAACTTCACAGTCATTAGTAAGTTTGAAATGTCTTTGTGCATTTTTATCTTGTGAAAATCCAACACCAACCCAAGATGGCCATTGTTCTGTAAAATTTCTAATTTTGTTAGCCATCTCAACGGATGTATCTAACTTATTGGCAATGATTAGAATTTTTTCAGGTTTTTGTTTTTTGGCAAAAACTAACTTTTTAGATGCCCAAGCAGCGGTAACCGTAGATACACCTGCCTGACGATACTTTAAGGCAATGTTCTCGTTGTGGGTATCGTAGTCTTTAATAAGACTAACTTGGTCAGGAAAAAGGTCTAAGGGAACATACTTTGATACTGTGTTATCGTATGTTTGTAAATAAGTGCGAAGTGCGTAAGGAGTATTCCTCATACACTTTGTAACTTCTATAATTAATTGTTCTTTAGTCACAAATGATTATTTGGGTCTCGATATACCCAAACTACTGAAGAAATCGTCAAGACCGTCGTCTTCATCTTCAGAATCAATACCTTCCTCTTCTTTATATTCTTCAAATTCTTCTTTCATAGTCATAGCTTCTTTCATAATTTCTCTAAATTTTGAAGTTGATTTTTTTACTTTTGACGCGTCTTCAGAGATTGCATTTCCTATGATTTCTAAGAATTCTTGAGCAGGTATTTGGTATAACAAGATATGAAACCAGTTTATTAGACCTTTATTTGATTCTTCAAATATTTCATTGGGCATTGCATGTCTAAGCTTTTCCACAATTTCAGGTCCTATTCTCAATTGCATTGGTTCGTTAGATAATACATCAACCGCGCCTCTAACTTTTTCACGAATATCTGGATTCTTAGAATGACCATGTCTACCTTTGGCCTCTTCTAAACCTTTAATAATTTCGTGACATAAAATTGGGAAAATCAAACCCTCAGCGACAATTTTTGTGTCAGGTTGTTCTTCACCACCACCACCTTCTTCTCCCTCTTCTCCTTCATCATCAGCATCATCTAATGATACTTTACCTGCAACACCTTGACCAGTCTGACTCATCATTTCAATCATTTGTTCCATGGTAAAATACATAAAATCATTAATTGCCATGATACCTAAATAATCTCTATACAAAGACGGGTCAATAGCATCTAATCTTGCTTTAACATCAGGTTTTTGAAAAATATAATGTCCTTTTTTAGCTGCTCCTTGAATAATGGCGTTTATGATATTTCTCTTATGTTTTTCTAATTCTAATTCTTCTTCGTCAGTTAAATCTTCTACATTAAAAGAAGGTATTTCTAATTTTTCTTCATCATCTTCTTCCTCATCTTCGGGTTCTTCGGGTTGATATCTAAAATCATCTGTACTAGGTTGTTCACCTAAGTGACCTTCAATTTGATACCATCCTTCAGGAACTTCGCCTTCTTCTAAAGAAGCGTCAATGGCTAATTGTATAAGTTCGTCTTTATGTGCCGCCTCAATCCTCATAATATTTTGAAGCTTTGCCATCTGCTCCATATAAATCATCTGTTGAATTTGCTTTGAATTGATATTTTGAATTCCTGTAACTTCTTTTAACTTGTCCGCAACTTTACCAAATCTTTGACTAACTAATCTTTGTACATCTGCAACACCTTTTTTCAATGCAGGGTTTTGAGCATATAAACTATCAGGACTAGCCAATTTTCTTTCCAAACTTGGGTCCATTCTTTCTGGTCTATTACCGTAATCTAATTGTTCTTTCAATTTTTTTGACATTTTTTTATTTTTGTAAAATTTGCATAATAACATCTAAAACCTCATCTTTCGCCTGTTCAGGTGAAACCTTCTTAGCCTTTGGTGATTCTTTTTCACCAGGATTTGGATTTTTACCAGGATGTGATGGTCTTGGTTTTTTATCAGGTGCGCCTGGTTTTGTCGTTGGTGATGTCTTTGGTTTTGAAGGAGCTGTTGATGGAGCTTCTGACAAATACTTTACTAAATATCCTTTAGTAATTCTTGGCGGTAAATTTCTTTCAACAATTTTCATAATTTCGTTTTCTAAAAACAAAGATACGGGATTTTTTCCTTCTCCCAATTGTTTTTTTACCTCTTTCACACATCTTTCCCATTTTCTTGATTTTTTTGGTCCTACTTGAGAATGACAAATAGACTGCGGGGTTGATTTTCCTTCAAACATACCCATTCCGTCAGTCTCGTTACCAAATCCATCGTCAGACGATGGACCTACTTGTTTTGGGTCTTGAGTTTCGGTTTCTTTATTTGGGTCAGTAGTTACTTCAACATCCTCTTCTAATTCAGATTCATTTGGAGTTGCAACAACATCACCTGTTGGTGTTTTTTTTACATTA